AGTCGCTAAGATATATGTGGATAAATTAGTAGAAATTAGTTCCATCTGCTCCGGTCATTGGGATTAAATCAGAATGAGTCTGCATTATAGCAGAATCTAATTTCCGATAAAATCTTCCAAAGTCTTTGGCAGCTTTTCGGTTGTTCTCACTCCCCCATTTAAGGAGAGCAGGAACAATCTGAGGGCTTCTATCTGCAATCATCTTAATATCATCCCAGCTACCAGATCTATTTTGGAATAGAAAGGTAGTTTCTTCTATTATCTCAGCTTCAGTTTTAACAACTGAGATGAGATAAAGATAAAATCCAGGGTTAATAGGTAAAGACAACAGCTCAATTAATCTAAGAGCTCGGCTTTTAACACCAGTAATCCGATGAAGAGTTCGCAAGAACTCTTCTTCAAGAATACGGTTTGTTCGCACTTTTTCCCGAAGCTCAGTTATAAGAGTCTGTAATAGACCATTATAAAATGAGTAACGGATAAGTAAAGGGTCGCTCATTTGTCCATAGGAAATCCAACTCAACACTTTAGTGTCTAGTTGGCCTCTTGGATGAAAGCACCCAGTTAAGCCGAACATAGTGTTTAAAGCTAAAGCCATATGCGAGGAATAAGTTCCCGGCATATTCGGCAATAGATTTAACAACTGGCCAGAAGTATCGAAATAACCTTTTTGGTGTGCTTCATATAATAGACTACCTAATGCCCCGTGATTTCTCCCGCAGTTCAGGACATTACCTGGACCTAACGGAGAGATCTCACCATAAGGAGTAAGCCAACGTTTAGCAAATTCAACCACATCATAAGATATAATTGATTTACTAGGATTGATACCTACACCTAGTGTGGACATCAGTTCCTGGTAGTGAGCGGCGACTCTATCATTATTAATAACGATATCATCACCGAGTACGCAGTACTGTCTAAAAGTGTTAACACTGAAGCCAGCTCTTATTGCAGCAATTTGTACTATAACATGATGTGTTACAGCCAACATTCCCCAACTCGAGTAGGCACCCATGGGTTGACCAACTGAGTATTTTACAAACGCCTCTTTCCAGAGGATGTTATGTTTAATACCTTTCAGTTTGTTTAAAATAAACTTATCGCTAAGTTTAAATAAACTTCCTGAAATTGACCATTGGAAATTCAATAATTCGGACCACAAGTCTCCTCTAACGCCTAAGGCATTTAGTATATCCACTTGTAGGGTTATAGGCAAACGATCAGTCGCAGATGATAAATCAAAACATGAAAATTTATATCGAGGGTCACGTTCTTTGTATAAACGAAGAAGTGGTTTTCCTTGATCAAAAGTACCATCTATGTCACCCCATTTACGGAGTGCAGAGAAGATACTTTCATGTAATGGTTTCAAAGCAAGTTGAATCCACCAGTTTGTTATTGCAACAATTCTGGCTTTTCCAGCTTGATCATACACGGTTGATAGTTTACCCATTCTTAACGGGGCTAACATCCCAGATATTCTTAGGAACAAATATAACGGTCCAAATACTAATAAAATAGTAATGAACACTGTTAAATACCAATAGCTTTTAGTAATAAGCGCAATTCTAACAAAAGTTAAGAATTGCCGAGGGTACTCCAAAAACGCTAAAGCGTCAATTGTAGACCCCCATGTTGCAAATTTGCTATTAGGTCCTGAAGATTCAGAGATGAAACCTTTAAAGATTGAAAATTTAACCTTCAAATTCAGTTTGTTTAAGGCTTTACTTATGATTAAGTAATCAAAAGTTCTTGAGGTACCATTGAAAGGAAGTGTAATACTTTCTAACGATGGAGCCACAGGAACCTTAAACACTCTAAATACGGAAAGTACACAAAGTGTAACTCTAACTATACCCACATTCTTTGCTGGCTCACGAAGAGCCTGTCGAAGAGAAGTAGGGATTATAGTTGGAAGGCCGGAGAAGTCTCGTTTAACCCGAGGAATAGAATTATTCCAAGAAGTTTCCGGTTGACCTCCTAGTGCACGTATTGTTAGTCTAAGACATTCCTTTAAATAAAGAAATGTAAAAGACCAACCGTTGGTTCCAACCAACGATACGATACGACTATTTAGCAGTTTAAGGAATTTAACACTACCTTTTGTATCCGTAATTATAGATGGAAGTTTATAAAAGGACGGTAACTCACGAAGAGTTATCCATTCCTTTTTATTAACGACCTTCGATTGCCGCAATACATTAAGTATATTAAATATTTTAGTAGCTTAATTATTAAGGTAATCCTATTAGTACGTTCTTTCAATTGGTCGTGAACTGAGCTGCTAACACAGTTATTACGTACAAAGTTGCGACACTCTGTAATGATACACTTAGTACTATAGAGCAGTCATCACTGCCATAGCATAAACAATTATTAAAGATAAAGTTAATAATTTGACTTGACCGAAGATTACTCTTCAGGAGGTTAGTGTAGGCTTTATATGCAAAGGCATCCAGATCGACTCTTTCGAGGGACC